ATCTAAATTAAAAAGAAATGGCAAACACAATTGTCTGAGCTTATTACGGGCAATTAAAATCTCTACTGATTAATGGGGAAACTCCTTATGGGACAACCCTCAGCAAGCAGGCAAACAGCCGTGCAGCTGCAGAGACTGAGTGTAGAGACTCTCTAGTTATGGGTGGGAGAAGCGACAGTCCGAGCTCTATGGAAACATAGAGAGGTAGACAGAAATGTTCTATCCGTACACTAAAATTGAGATTGATTTATGGCTTAGTCTGTGATATGATAGACATATAATTAATAATATAATTGTATGTTTGATAGAAAGAAAAGTGATAAAAAATATTATGAAAATCATAGAGAAAGATGTAGAGATGCTGAACGCAGGTATAGGAATAAACCAGAAGTTAGAGAAAGATTATTGGAAAAGCAAAGAGAAAGAAGCAAACAATGGTATGCTAATCCTGAAAATAGATTAAGGAGAAAAAAGTATAACAAAGATTGGTGGCAAAGAAAAATTAAAGAATTAGAGGAAATGGTTGGTAGGTCTAAGCCGAGTAAATGTGAAATATGCGGTGGAAATGGTCAAATATGTTTTGATCATTGTCATAAAACTGGAAAGGCAAGAGGGTGGATTTGCATGAATTGTAATACTATTCTTGGAAAAGTTAATGATGATGTTGAAATTCTAAAAAAATTAATAAATTATCTCAATAGTGTAAAGTAACAAAATGGGAATAAGCAGTCCTACGAAGCCAAGGTTAGGGAAAGATTGGGAACGCCGACAAGTTGGAGAGATATTTTAAATGTAAAATTCTCTAATTCAAGAACTCTCAATGGTTCTTACATGTCGACTGAACCATCAGTCCAAACTGGTACTCGTGGAACAGCTTACGCTTATCAAGATTTGGTATTGACTGAAGAAACTATCACAATCAATCAATACAGGAATCTTCCTATATTTATTGATGAAGCTGATAGAGCGCAGCAATCTTACCTTGACGCAATGGAAATTGCTGAATTTCAAGGTGAAAAAATTAATGAATACTTGGAAGCTCAAATGCTTGCACAACATGCAAGTTGGACTGACTTCGGTGCTGGCGACTTAGCCAACACATCAACTGACGACACCACTCAGATTACAGTTTCAGCATCTAATGTTGATAATATTATTCGTGCTTTAAAGAGAAAAGAAAACGCAAACAATTTAGTTAATCGAGCCGTTAAACATGGTCGATTTATCGTGTGGCGTGCCACCGATATGGAGCTTTTGGAAGCTTTTGTCCAAGCCAATGGTTTTGACACAGCTGACATGGCTCTAAAGAATGGATTGCCTGCTGAAAAAGCTTTCAATTACATGGGAGTTGACCACTACTTGTCAAATTCTCACACAGATAATCATGTTTATGCCGGTGTTAAGAAATCAGGAGATATTGGTATCTTAACCGCTACTTGGGGTAAGGTAAAAATGATTGAAGATCCTGCTGGACCTTCCGATGGTGGTTCAACCAACGCTTTATCCGGTCTTGGTATTCCAAGCCGTGTAGATTATGGTTGGGATTTCCCTACTCAATTAGCAGAAGGAAATATCGATTTGAACGTTGCTTAGTTTTTTTACTCAGGGGATTAAATATCCCTTGGGATAAAAAAATTAACTTAAAAATATGAAATATTACGAGCCAATTGGGGGTGAAAGTATTATCGATATGATTAATAATATCTGTAATACGACTAACCAAAGCTATCCAAACAAAGAAAAGGTAATGAATATTAACAAGGGTCTTGATGAATATTGGTTTATTGCCACAAATTCAGCACCAAGAGGAAGTGTTGACGATACAAACAATAGCGCAATTTCGATTCAAACAACCAATATAGTCGCAGGGACAAATGGCTATAAAATAAGTGATTTTACCGACAATGTTTTAAACATTTTAAAAGTATCAGTATTAACTGATGACGGCATTGAAAATGATTTGGAATATCAAGAGTTTGAGGATATTTATGAGTTTAATGAGGAATATTCAACCGATACGGCAGATAGGGGTAATCCCGCTTACTGGACAAAGATTGGTGATTTCATATACTTAGCGCCTTGCCCGAATTATAGTGAAACCAATGGCTTAAGGGTTTATGTTGATAGGGCTTTGGATAAGCTAACCTATACATCTTTTACTCTAACAATCGCAACGCCGGGCGTGGCAACCGCAACAGCTCATGGATTATCAAATTCCGATGGGCTTTTATTGATGACTGACGGAGCTTTACCAACAGGGCTAACGACCGAAAGTACGATATATTATGTTAGTGGAAAAGCAACCGATACTTTTAAATTATCAACTACTCCTGGATTAGTTGGTACTACTGAAATAACTACATCCGGAACTCAATCAGGTACGCATAAATTTGTAAAGGTAAGTGGTGAACCGGGTATTCCGGTTATACATCATGATTACTTAGCAAGATACGCCAGTTATTGCTTTATGGATCAAGCACACCCGCAATTCGCCAAAATAGCCCAAAAAATAGCCCAAGATAAAATGGATATTCAAGATTATTGGGAAAAACAAAATAGATTAAGTAATTCAGTTATTAGACCGGCGGGGAGGGCGTATAAATAACATGGCAAGTAAAGGACAACAATCTTTAGTAATTCAAGCGCCAAGACAAGGAATAGCACCTAGTCCACACTTAGGTTTTGCCGATATGCAAAATATTGATATTGATAGCATTCCCGGAATTATCAAACTGAATACAATTTTGGAAAAGAAATCAGGAACGACTGTTGACGCTCAGGTTAAGTGGATGGTAAAAAATCCTGCTAGTCCATCCAATTTATATGCTTTAGATAGTAATGGTTCAGTTTATAACTCATCTGATAGTGGTGCAACTTGGGCGGAATTAAGCGACCGAGAGGGTGAGGGTGAAGGTTTAGCAGTCTGGAAAGATTATTTGATAGTCAATGATGGCGATAAATTAGATACTTATGGTCCATTAAGTGGTGCGCCGGCTTGGACTGATGATTGGCAATCAACACCACAAGATGACGGAGTATGGGGTCCAATGCTTGTTAGTAAATTAGATGGTAATTTATATATTGGTAATGGTCGTTATATATCATCAATATCAGAAAATAGCGGGCAAGATTTTGTACCCGGTACAACTGCTAGTTTTACATATACATCACAGGCTTTAACTTTACCCGAAGATTATCGGATAAAATGTTTAGCTGAACTAAACAACAATTTAATGGTTGGTACTTGGCAGGGTACAAATATCTATGATAACAAAATTGCTGATATTTTCCCTTGGGATGGTTCTTCAGAAACTTATAATAATCCTATACAGTTAAATGAAAATGGTATTAATGCCATGATTAATATTGCCGGTAATTTATACATTTTAGCAGGTCTAGGTGGTAAGATTTATAAGTCAAATGGCGTTCAAGCATGGGCAATTGGTGAAATACCTTTATCGGTTGCAAATATTGACGGTGGAAAATATCTTGAGCCGTTTCCTGGTGCAATAATGAGTTTTAAAGATAAGTTATATTTTGGCATAAACAGCAACTCAACATCTAACATGGGTATTTATAGTTTAATGGAAACTTCAAGCGGGAATATTGTCAACATGGAACATTCAATATCAACATTGACAACTGGTGGGACTAACCCTTTAATTATTGGCGCTTTACTTGGAATTACTCGTGATCAATTCGTTTGTGGCTGGAGGGATAACGCTACTTATGGAATAGATAAATTAAGTACAACATCTTTTGCTTATTCAACAAATTATTCAGGTTTTTTTGAAAGTGCATTATATCAGGTTGGAAGCTATCTTAATTTAATGCAATTCACTTCAATGGAGTTTATTTTAGCAAAGGAATTGGCAACCAGCGAGGGTATACAAATAAAATACAGAATAAATTTAACTGATGATTGGACAACTCTTGGCACATACACAACAGCAAATATTGGAAGTGGCAAAACCTCGTTTAGAGAAAATCAAATAGCTATACCTCCCTGTGAACAATTACAGATAAGGGTTGAGTTTTTAGGAACATCAACAACTACGCCTGAATTTAAGCAATTAATTTTAGTCTAATGGATATTAAAGATAATCCTTATGTAAATTATATCCCTATTGATTCAGATGCTAGTGGAATTGATAATAATTCGGGTATGGGAATATCAGCTACTCCAAGTACCAATTCTTCTGGTGTGGTTAAAGACGGTTCAACCGGAACAATGATTGGAATAGATTTAAGGGGTTCTGGTGGTGAAATCTTAAATGACGAAAGTGTTATAAAGCTTTTACAAGAAATATACGGTGATGGTTCAGATGGTGATGTTGTTATAACTAGCGATACCGATTTAACAGATGACAAGTATTATAATAGTTTAACAATTGAAAATGGTTCTTATTTAAAAACAAATGGATATAGAGTTTTCATTAAAAATAAACTTGAAATAGCACCAAATTCCAAAATTGGTTGGGAAGGAAATTCAGGTGGTAATGGTGGAAGTGTTGCAACCGGTTCTGCGTCTGGTGGTGCAGGTGGTACAGCAGGGGCTGTACTGGCTGACGGTTATTTAAGTGGTTCTCCAGCCGGTAAAGCAGGTGGGGCAGGTGGTAATGGTGGTAATGATGTAACATTTGTTGGGCTACCAGGTGTTGCCGGTACAAATGGAAATAATGGTGAAGCAAATTCTTTAGGTAATGACGGTTCAGACTCAGGAAAAGGTGGTAATGGAAAAAGTACCTTAGCTAATGCTGGTGGAGCAGGTGGCGCTAAAGCTACTGGTGGAACAGAAGGTGTGTCGGCTACGATTGTACCTCACAATGCATTCCTTGCGATTAGAATGATTGATGAAAGTACAATTGGAAGTCCGGCTGCCTATTCTGCAAATGCTTCAGGGGCTTCAGGTGGTGGAGGAGGAGGTGGCGCCACTTCATCATCCGATGGTAATGGCGGAGGTGGTGGTGGAGGTTCAGCATCTCCGGGTGGTCTTGGTTTTATATCAGCAAAACAAATAGTTAATCATGGTTCAATATCTTATAATGGCGGTAATGGCGGTAATGGCGGTAATGGCGGTAGTTATACTGGAGGGAAATATGCTGGTGGTGGAGGTGGTGGCGGAGGCGCAGCCGGAAATGGTGGATATTTTGTATTAATATATAATGAATATGGCGGTTCTGGCACAAAATCAGCCGATGCAGGTTCAACTGGTCTTGGTGGAACTAAAGGAACAAGTTTCCCTGGTCTTGACGGTGCAGTTGCAACAGACGGTGATGATTCTATTGCTGGAACAGGTGGAACTTTTATTGAATTAAAATTATGATAAAATATTTAATTGTAAGAAAAAAGAATAATCGTATTTGTTCGATCAGTGATAATGAAAATATAGTTGATGATAAACTTTTATTACAGGTTGAACATGATTTGACACAAGAGGAATATGACAAATTGGAATCAACTAATGCCGGATATTATAAAGACGGAAAAATAGTTTTTAACGAATTTGGAACAAAAATAAGAAAAGAAAAGTTGAAAAAAATAAAGGATAAAATAAACAATGCTACTTCGGTTAATTCAATGAAAAAAGAAATAATTGATTTAATAAATTTGATAAAATAATATGGCAACAACTCCTAGTGGATTAAATATAGCTGATGCGGAAGCGTTAAGTAAGCAATATCAACAAACCTTACAAAATTTACAAGGTAAAATACCTGAAGGACAATATTTTCTTAAAGATATTGGCGAGGGTGGTAAATCTCTTATTCAATACCAAGGTGGAAAACTTGTTGGTCTTGGTTTTGATCCACAAACATTAAAACAAGATACTAGTTCCGTTGATGCTTTAAGAAAACGATCAATAGATGAGGGTTGGACATATGCATCTGGTAATAGTTTTGAAAATATGCTCGAAGGTATGTACAATACTGGACAGTTAATTAGACCTGGAGAAATTAATTATAAAGGCAAGACAATCGGAGAATGGACAAATGATCTGACAGATGAGGCTATAAATAATTTGGGAATAGATAGGTCGCAAATTATTGATTTAACTGATTCTGCTAATGCTTTGTATAGGGAGGCTATCCCAAACGAAGTTGAATATAAAAAGTTCGATTTTGGTGGAGATTACAGTAAATTATTTAAAACAGCTGCTCAAAAAGCTGATATATCAGATGTCCAACAGCAATATAGTGCATATAATCAAGCAGCTAATACTGCTTTGGCTGGTATTAATCCTGCTAATGTATCTTCGCATTTAGCTAGCCAAGGAAATGTTCAGACAGCAGGTAGTACAACAGGTCAACAAGGGTCAACAGGTGTCAACACTAACCCATTTTTTGGTATACCGGCATCAGTTAGCGGTAAGCTAACTACACCAGAACAAGCCCAACAATATAAAGATTTAAAAGCACAAGGTCTATCTGATACTGAAATTTTAAAACAGCTTAATGTTTCAACATCTCAAACAGGTTGGGTAGACCAAACTACCGGACAGCAAACACCGGCTGGCGTTGGAATGCCAAGCGGGCAAATGGGAAAAAAGATTTTAAACGAAGCCGATTTACAAGCTAAAAGAGATGAGCTGGCAAAAGCGGGTGTTCCACAAAGTGAATGGAATAAATACATCAGCAGCCCGGATGCAACCGGCGCTTTGTTTTGGAATCAACCGGCTACATTATATTCATCAACAGGCGAAAAGAAAGTGGTAGCAACAGGATCAACTGAAGCTAGCCAGTTATTATCACAAGGTTGGACTTTAAATCCACAACAAAAACAAGCGTCAATTACTTCCGCTGACTTAATTGAACAACCGCCGATTGATATGGGTGATTTTGATGTTAATATGTTTTCAGATTATTCAAAGTCAAATACTGCCGCCGCTAGCGCTGCCACAACTGCTACCAATACGGATAATTATATTGCCCAATTACAGCAAATGCTGACAATGCCTGATACTTCTGAATCTAAATTGCTGGATCAGCTAAATCAAATGCTTTTAACTGATACTCAAAGTTTAACCGGCAGAGGAGCAGCACAAGCCCAAGCCGAAGAAGCAGCCGGTATACAGGCTACAAAAGATGCTTTGGCGACTAAAAATGGTGAGTTAAAAACTAAACTGGCTGAATTGGAAGCGTTAAAAGCTAGTTATGAAATAGCAAACCTCGAAGAAGAAGGTAGACCACAGACATTATCAAGACTACAAGGCGCACAGGGCAGGAATTATAAAATGTATATGGCACAAGCCAATCGTATAACATCAGAAGCGGGATATTTACAAGCTGAAATTTTAGGATTACAAGGACAATTAGAAGCATCTCAAGAAGCCGCCAATCGTGCGGTTGATTTGGAATACGCCGACAGGGAAGCGGCTTATAATGCCAAACTACAAATGGCTAGCATTTTAGAAAAACAAGTTGATAAACAAGAAGCGACATATTTGTCAGCCGTTCAAATGTATTTACAAGAAAAACAAGATGCAGTTGCCGAAGAAAAAGCCAACAAGAAAGCAATATTGGATGTTAAACTGCAAGCTATTAGCGCCGGAATTACCGACCCATCTGTTTTAGCTAAAATTGGCGGTGCTAAAACTTATGATGAAGCTTTACAGGTGTTGGGTACAAATATGCCAGATACAAGTGGTGGCTTAGGTGATATGGCAACAAATGATTACAAAAATTGGTTATTGGCAGGTGGTGAAAATAGTGGTTATACTTTTGCTGAATGGCAAGGAAAGGCTTCTCCCGGAGAACAATCGGCATACTTACAGCAAGTGTCCGAAAGAACTTTACGAAGTATTAATGAACTATTACCACAAATTAATTCAAATACAACTGGTTGGGGTGCTTTCTTAACAGGTAAATTACCAGAGTCTGAAGCTAGAAGTTTTGCTGCTCAATTAGATACATTAAAATCTAATATTACTTTTGGAGCGTTAGTTGCTATGAGGGAGGCATCGAAGACTGGTGGTGCTTTAGGGCAGGTGTCTGATAGAGAAGGAAAATTGTTAGAGTCTTCTCTTGGTGCTTTAGACCAATTACAATCAGCCGATCAATTAAAGTCGCAGTTAAAAAAGATAAAAGATAGCATAACAAGATTTAATGATGCGGTTGCAGTCGAAGGTGGAATACAATCAGGTGTCCAAACAAGTAGTCAATATTCAAATGCCATTGATACGGCATTAAATAGTGGGTGGGGAGCAAAAGATATTGTGAGTTATTTGGGAAGCACTGATGATAATTTAAGATTACCAATTGAAGAAGCTATTAAGTCAGGATATGACGATAATGAAATACTTAATTACATACGAGGTTTTAATAGCGACCGAAAAGTGTCGTTAAACTACACACCAGCCACATTAAAAGATGTTCAGAATATAAAAGACTTTAGCAAGGTAAATACAGCATTTGGTTCAGGTGTTGCGACAGGTATTCAGGGTGGAAGTAGTAAATGGAAATACGGACTAGATTTTGTGTTAAACGGTGGTAAAGGTGCGCCGGTTAAATTTCCTATAGGTGGTAAAGTAGTGTCGGCTAAATATGATGGTGGTTTTGGTAATAGCGTTAAAATCCAAACACCTGACGGAAAAGTTGTTAGAATATCTCATCTTGATAAAATGAATGTAAAACCCGGACAAACAATTAACGCTGGAACATTCATCGGAACGCAAGGCAATACAGGTTCGGTAATAAAAGTTGGTAAAGGTGGAACAGGCACTCATCTTGACATAACTGTTTATAAACCAGACGGCAAACCATACACTTCTCAAGAAGTGGCGGCAATGTTTAATACTAAATTAGCATAAAAATATATGGCAAGAAAATCCTTAGATGAAATATTTGGAAATGTTAAGTCTAGCCAAATAAATAGCAGAAATCAGGGTAATCAAAGTCTTGATGAAATATTTGGAAAGCAAACACAAGAAGTTAAAGAGGAAACTCCAAATCTTTTGACTAACCCATTAAAAACTTTAGCTAGAAGTGGAGGGCAGTACATAGGTGATATTGTCAGTACCGTTGCTCATCCTGTCCAAACAGTAAAAGGTTTGTTTAATTTGGGGCAGGGTGCTATTCAAACTGGTTTTGAGGGTGCAGTTGAGGGTATAGCAGGAAAAGATGTATTTAAACAAAAAACTGAGCAACAGGAAGTTTTTGATGCTGCCGTAAATTTTTATAAAGATAGATATGGAAGTGTTGAAAATGCAAAACAAACTATGCTTGAAGATCCTGTTGGATTTTTAGGGGATGTTTCAATGGTTTTTCAGGGTGGTGGAGGATTGTTAAAACAAGCTGGA